ATGGCAACACTGAGACTATATTTAGATACAAGGGTAAAAAGGCAGGATGGTACGTTCTCCATCCGGCTTGCCGTCAACCATCACGGTGGGACTGCCTTCATATCCCTCAATCAATACTGCAAGAAAGATGAATGGGATAAAAGGTCTTGCAAGGTGCGCAAGCGTCCCGACCGTGATGCTGTTAACGACTTCCTCCTTGACCGTCTGAATTTCTACAATAGAATGATGATGAAGGCGCAATGCAGGGAAACTTACCGTGGCGATATTACGGCTAGGGAACTCAGAGACTTAATTATGCTTGAAGCCGAGCCTGCAAGGGAAAAGGTCGCCCTGCTTCGCGATGGCTTCATTGCATACGAGGGCAGGAACCTGAAAAAGAACACGATCAATAGATACAAGTACACTTGGGCAAAGATTGAAGCTTTCCTTGGAAAGGAAAAGGCGGCTTGTCTCACCTACGATGAGATTAACCGCTCTTGGCTTGAAGATTTCGATGCGTTCATGGCAAAGGAAGGCTTGTCTAGGAATACCAGAGCCAGCAGGATGCTCTGTGTCGCTGCTGTCTTCAACTTGGCGATAGATAATGAGCAGACGAAAAACTACCCCTTCCGCAGGTACAGTCTCCGGCTTGAGACAACGAAAAAGCGAGATTTGTCCGTTGAGGAAATCCGCTCTATCTTCGAAGCTGGTGGTGATGAGCTGGTCGATATGTTCCTGCTGATGTTCCTGCTGATTGGTATCAACGTGCGTGACTTGTTCGCCTTGAAAAGGGATAATATCGTCCGTGGTAGGCTGGAATACGACCGAGCGAAGACTGGCAGGCATTACTCCATCCTGCTCTATCCCGAAGCTCTCCGCATCATCGAGAAATACAAAGGGGAAAAGACGCTGCTTCGTTTCTCTGAGCATTTCAAGAACGTTGATTCTGCAACGGTCATGATTAATAAGAAGCTGGGAAAGGTTCGCCCAGGGCTTACTACGTACTACGCCCGTCATACGTGGGCATCCATCGCCTTCAACCTTGGAATAACAAAGGACGTGGTGTCGCTTGCGCTTGGTCACTCGTTCGGTGTCCGTGTCACTGATACCTACATCAATGCGGACTTGTCTCGTGTTGATGAAGCAAACCGCAGGGTTATTGATTACGTGCTGTACGACAAAAAATAGCCTTATTTCTTGCGAATTTGCCGCAGAAACGGCTCAAATTGTTTTCGGGGATAGTTTTACGTGCTTACTACACAAACGGTTCAGAACGCAAATTTCGGGGTAAATCGGGAAATAGCATAAAAATACCCCAGCGGTGAAAAAGTCGAGCCGCTGGGGTAATAAGTGGAGACCACTTTAAACATTCAGTGATGCAAAGGTACGCTTTTCCTTTGAAACCACCAAATTATTTACCAAAAAATTTCTTTCTCAACAAATCATTGATGAATCGTGACTTGTTGGGCAATGCGTTGAGGTACGGCAGTAGGTCGTTGTCTATCTGTATGCCAACTAGCTTGACCGTTGCGCCAGCACCCTTCTTCGTTCTCTTGATGTTTCTTCTATTCTCCATATCCGTGATTCTTTACTGGTTCTCCATTCACTAGCAAGAGGTTGCTCTGATAGACGCTACACTTCTTTGGGTTCTTGCGTGGCGTACCATCCTTCTTGCATGTCATACCGCGATATACCAGGCAGGGCAAGGCGTTGTATTCGTGGGCTCTCTTCGCAACCTCCCAGCTTTCAACCCTTATCGTGTCGCAGTGGTCGCTGATATAATCTCCTACCAAAACCGGGCTGTGCTCAGTAGCAAATGCTCTTGCAAGCATTCTTCTTTCGTTCTCAGCCTTCACGTTGATTTCGTGCAGGGCTTCTCTGTACTCTTGTTCTGTCATTGTCTTCCGTCTTTTTTTAATTGTCTATCTAACTTCGTTTTCATTCGGTTCATCTTGTGCTCCAGCTTGCCAATCTGCTTGTAGCTTATCCAGTCGGGCTTGATGTTCAACTCCAGCCAGTACTGGCGCATTTCCTTGCAATGTCTGGCGATGCTTGGGAAATAGAGGTGTCGCTCGTATGGGTTGCGAAGGAAGTACTTGCAATCGGATAGCATACGACCAAGCATCATATACTTGTGCTCCTGCCCTTCTCCTAGACTGACAAGTCTTCCATTGTCCCCGATCCACAGCATTGCTCCCTCTCCCTTCCAATAAAAGTCGAAAGCCTTGCTTACCGGATAATAATAACCATTGAGCACAGTACCCTCTTTAAGGTCTCGCCCAATCTCTCCAAGGCAGGTTCTTCCCCAGCTGGTCGTTACCTCGACAACTGCTTGTGCTGGTATCTTGTCGTATTCCTTCATATCTTGCCAAATTTAAATTTCTCGTTCCGTGATGTAATACTTGAATGTCACCCTGCCGACCTTAACCTTGAAGTGTCGGTCACCTTCTTCAATCATTTCCGCATGTGGGTTGTTTCTGTAAACTTCCTTGATGCGTGCAAACTCTTCCTCCATTCTCTCCTTGGTTCTGTAGTCCTCGATGTGGCTATTAACTGTCCCAAGGCTATTTTTGCCGTTCAAAATGTATTGTTTCATATCTTGATATATTGTGCAGGGCTTGCGCCCTGCTGATTAATACTTTTCAATCCAATACTCTGTTTTAAAATTCACGCATAAGCCTACAAATTCAGACTTGAAATAACCTTGTCGTACCCAGTATGGATAATGTCTGTCGGCTTCCTTTAGTCCCTTGAACAGCTTGTTCAAGAATCGCTCTGCCTTGTCCTTGCGTGTAAAGTTTGCCAGCTCCTCGCTGTCCTTGCCTTCCATCTGTCTCTTGATGTAATATTTAGCTCTTGCCATTGTCTTATTTTCCTTTGTTAGAATAAACGAACATTACCCCACCTTTCATAGCGTGTCCTCTTAGACTTCTGAAAACAGATTGTCTGCTTATACGATTTACTCTTGCAGCTTCAACTATGGAAACATAAGTATCTGCAAGTTTGCCATTTATGAATTTCTGTATTGGCTTCCTATTTTGGTCACCTCGAAGTCCGTGCTCTACCGCATGTTCGACATTCTCTTTTGGTGTTACCCATTCTAGATTTTCAATGCGGTTGTTTTTCTTGTTTCCATCAATGTGGTTTACTTGCATACTGGTGTCTCCTTGATTAAATGCAGAAATAACCAATCTATGGACTTGGCAATTTATGCGTTTCTTGCCATCTTGTAAACAAACGTGCATATAACCATACTTATCTTTAAATGGCTTTATTCGCTTTTCTTTAAATGTCATTGCAACACCTTTCTTGTTAATCGTAACATGGTGGAGTCTTTTAACGACCCCAGTATTAGAAACTTGGTAAACTCCACCATACCCGTTGATTGTTCTCCATTCCATAATTGTCTTATTTTGAATATAAACTAACTTGAAGTCCTCTACGTAATTTGCAGATACAAACATCTTGTGCCATCTTCAATGCTCTCTTAACGAACTTGTTGAAAAGTTCCGCTCCGATGAGCTTCAAGATACCGCTTACACCTACGAGAGTGTTTATCTTCTTGCCGTCCTCTGTGCGTCCGAAGACCTTAATACGGAAGTTTGAGTTGATAAACTTTGTAGTGAACTCTAAAACGTTTGAATTTGACTTTTTCATTTTCTTTGGCTTGACCGTGTTGCCTAGGGCTTAAGTTACTGAATGTTTAATCGTGCTTATTTCCTAAACACGCTGCAAAGATATTAATATTTTTCCGTTCCACCAAAACTTTTCCTGAAAGATATTAATATTTTAACTTTTATTTGCTGTTTATGTCGTAAGCACGGCTATTTTCGGTCGTTTTCAGTCGTTTTCGGTACGTTTTCGGTACGCTTTCCACGCTCTATATAATAATAACCTGCACGTATTAGCTAGAATGAATATAATCTAACTCTCATATCCCCTACCCCTTTTCTCTCAATGAAAAGTGTTCTCCCCACGAAAAAGGGCAGGAAAACGCTCTCCTGCGCTCCCTGCCCTTTACGATTAATGATATTATGATTGAACCTATTGAACTCTCTTCTTGATGCGCTCCTTTATCCAGTTAACGGCAACGAGTGCCAGGAATAGCAATACGCAATCGCCAATGAATAATCTTATCTTCTGCCATGTGCTCACTGGCTTCTCTACCTCCTTGGTCTTGTATCTGTTCACGTAATACTTGACCTTTACGGTGTCGGTCACAAATGTGTAGATGTCGCCCACGATGGTGTCCGTCTTGGTTGTCGTCTTCCATCTGGTGGTCGTAAGATTGTGCCACCGCTCCTTTATGATGGTGTCGCCCTTGATATAGACAAGCACGCTGTCCTGCTTGAATATGCTGTCGTGCTGCCGGGTGTCCTGCCAGTGGATCTGCCGCTGGTTCACGCTGTCACGTCTTACACTGGTGTGCGCGCTATCGCGATAAACAGAATTATTTGCGGCTGTTTTTGCGCAGGAACAGCCCAAAATCAAAAGTGGGGTAATTATAAGCATGGCGAGAAATAACGCCACAGAACGCAAATTTCGCCCTTTTCTTGAATTTTCCATACTTTAAAACGTTAGATTGATATGTTTATTATGCAAGCACCTTGATTTTCATGGCTTCCTTGGCTCGCTTCAAGTACTTCTCGCATGCTGGCAGTCCTTTGTACCCTCCGTTTATCTTCCTTCGGATAGCCTTCAAGTCGTCTTTGTCTGCCAATTCGTTGCATCCGAAGGTGTCGAAGACCCACATCGAGGATTTCGTTGCTCCGAAAGGTCGCTCCAAAAGTTCGGGACTGCCCACAACATCGAAGCCGCAATAATTAGCATACTTCTTATAGTTCGCCCTACCAGTTATCTGGATAAGCCCTCTGCCCTTATATTTCACGCCATCTCCATGCTGGGTGTTGCCGAGGTCTTTCCTGCCCTCGTAGGCTCTGCCGCTTGCCAGTTCCTTTGTGTATCTCAACTCACCGCTTTCGTGGGCAATCTGTGCGAGGTAGTGCGCCATACGCAAAGGAGTATTGATGTGGAAATGCTCTGCCCATCCGTTGATGATTGGAAGGTAGGTGTCTGCTCTGCTGCCTGCATTCGGCATTATCTTTACCAGTTGCGCTCTAGTTATTCTCATTATCTCCTCCTTTCTTCCGCTCTTCTCTCATTATCTCGACAACTGCCTTCGCAATTTCGTCCTTGTTTTCGAGTATTACCTGCATCGTGCGGTCTTGCTTGCGTATCTCTGCCTTCTCGTATGCTTTCTCCCGGATGCTCTTAAACTCGCACAAAAGCAGATACACCGTCCATGCGATGGAGAACATAGGGAAGGGAGAGATAATGCACGTAGCCACGTCCATAAGCGAAGCAATACCGAATGTCGGAAAATACTTCTTCGCCTTGTCGCACGTCTTCTTCAAGCCGGTTGACGTTCTTGCAACATGCAGTTCCTTAGCCTTCTGTATGCCTGCTATCAAGTCAATTGTCATCGCTATCAGAATTGTGGCGAAACAGATAAAAATTACTAGTGCGCACAAATAAAGGTGGTGCACCTGAAAATCGTGAAATACTTCGCTCATATCAATTTATTTTTTGGTTATTCCAATTTCTCCCAGTCGATGGTCACACCCTTCCCGATGATGTCTGCCGTCCACCTGCAGAATGCCATACCCTCGTATCCGTCCGGATCACTGGCTACGGCAATAGCATACTGTGCGCAGTCGCTCTCGGTCTTGATTACCTTCGGGTAGAAGTCCGCATAAGCCATATTAGCCAAATAGAGAATATCCCCGATGGTCGTGCCCTTGGAGATTATCTCGTTGTTTGTCGCCAGCCGGATTTCTTCAACCGTCCATCGGTGACTCGTTCCATCTACGTTCTTCATCTGCTCGCTCGCCTTGATTGCTAGCTGCTTCGTGAAGTGGTAGCCGTGCTTGGCAACGTATGCCACGTACCCACTGGCTCCCATCAAAGCCTTTGCTGCCTTCTCGTATGGTAAGCTGTGGATGATGTCGCTCTCTTGGTGCTGGTGTCGCTCTTCCTCGCTATCGCAAGAATGGCGCAAAACGATGATTTTCTTCATTGTGCGCCCTCCTATCCTAGTTTGTCGAGTAATTGCTTGACCATACCACGAATGCCGCTTATATCGCCCTCAAGTGCCTTGAAACGCTTTTCGGTTTCCTGCTTTTCCTTGATTGCCGGGTTCAAAGCTGCAAGGAGTTCTTCGCCTTTGGCTTTCCGCTCCTTGCTTGGCTCGTATGCCTTGATTATCTCATCGGCTTCATTTACCAATTTCCCAACTTCGGGCAAAAGGTCTGCCTTGTCGGTTGCCAGTACGGTTTCGCCTGCAAAGGTAACTCCGAGGTGTTCGGGTATGGTGTAGATGGTCTGCTTTCCCTCCACCTCGATTGTCACGTCTCTCATGGGCTGTCCGCTGCTGGAAATGGTTGCGATACCAGTGTTGATGTGCGGCTGGTTGTCTACGACCTTGCCTTCCTTAACTTCCACCGTCTGCTTGTCTAGCAGATAGACCGGGTGATTTCTCTGTATATTCTTAAATTCCATAATGCGCTCTTTTTAAATAATTCAATAAATAGACAAAAAGGGGTCTCGCTGATAGAACAGCGAGTTGCCCCTTGATAGATTTTGTTTAGACCGCCTACGCTCCAGTGGTGGTTGTGGTGGTCTTCAACGCTGCAATAAGTTCAGCGTTCTGTCGCTGCTGGCTCAACTCCAGGCGTGCATCGTTGTACCGCTGCTGCAAATCCTGATGCCAGTGATTGTTGAGAACGTCAACGATGCGCTGGGTGTTGTCTTGGTTCGAGCGGATGATGTCGCACTTGTCCTGCTGAAGCTGGAAACCGAGTGCCGAGAATCCTCGCTCTATGCTGCGGTTGTTGAAGTCGAATCCTCGCTGCATTGAGTTGATGATGTCCTTCTGCCCCAACTGGTTCTCGTAGCCCATACGGTTGATGTTCTGCTGGGTGGTGCAGCAACAGTCCTTCAACTGCTGGATGATGTTGAGGTTTCCGAGGTTCGCTGCGTTGATTACTCGCTCTGCGCTGAAACCAACCTTGCCGCCTACATCTTGGATTGCTGCCTGAATGCCGCAAACAGAAGACTGCAAAGCGTTGAAGTCGCAGTTCAAGTTAGCCGCCAGCGTCTTCAAGTCTTGGTTGTTGCCCTGGATTGCTCCCATCAACAAGTCGCTGTTGTGGTTGTCGCTCATCTGATTGCGAAGGCTGTCAATCTGAGACTGGATTTCGGCACGCTGAACGTTGCCGTTCTGTCCGTTCCAGCCATCACCGTACATGAATCTGAACATTCCCAGCATCATCATGTAGGCGAATGGGTTGTTCCAACCTCCACCCATACCACCGTTCATTGCTGCCAGCATAGTCGCTGGATCATTGTCTCTACCTCTAGCGAGCAATGCTGCTGCTAGGTTGTCATT